TTATCACGAATATCCTTGGGATTGAATGGAGGCACGTAGCAACTGAAACCAGTACCAATACCCTCACTTCCATTGACCAAAATCATAGGTAGAGTAGGCATGTAAAAGTCTGGTTCAATAGACCGTCCATCATCATCCAAATAATTAAGAATCGCATCATCCTTGGGATCGAAAAGCTTACGAGCCTCGGATGTCAATCGTGTGAAAATGTACCTCGTCTGAGAAGCATCCTTACCACCCATAAGTCGTGTTCCAAATTGACCACATGGCTCTAGGAGATTGATATTGTTGGAGCCCATGTAATCATTCGCCAATTTCACAATTGTATCAGCGAGAGATACTTCACCGTGGTGATAGGCACTCTTCTCAGCTACAAAGGCAGCGAGTTGTGCCACCTTCATCTCAGCAGTCAAATTCTTTTGAAAACATGAATACATAACCTTTCGTTGGGAAGGTTTCAGACCATCACAAACGTGTGCGATAGAACGCTTGAGGTCTGCAAGACTGAAGTTTACCAGGTCCTTGTGAACAAAGTCAGTAATGTTCAACTGTTTCACATTACCATAAGGAACCTCTAACTCCCTAGGGTCTTTTGCCGTGCTTTCAAGAAGCCAAATCTTTCGATCATCAGCCTTTTTCTTGTCAAAAGCCAAAGTAATAGATTTATCAGACATCACATCTGTATCAAACCTGACTGTGAGATCTTGGATAATTTTGAAATACTCACGTGCCTCCTTTGAAGTGGAGGTGCCCAAACCCTTGTAATACTTGATACGCCAACCAGGTTGTCCATTTCCATACCAGGTCCTGAATTTAGAATCCGTATAGAACGACTTGGTTTGATTACCCCTAGAAGCCTTGATGATCGGGGTGACCATCGATACGACGAATCCCAACTTGAGGAGACTGGGCCAAAAGTAGTCAATCATATTGAGAATTAGACCCTTAATATGCGAACCGTCGTTATCTGCGTCTGTCATGATCATGAGACGACCGTAGCGAAGCTCGGATACATCCTTATATTCCTTTCCCTGTTGGAGACCCAAGATCTTCTTGAGATCGTTGAACTCCTGGTTCCCTGTAAGCTGTGCCACAGAAGCATCTCTGACATTTTTACATTTCCCTCGAAGCGGGAAAACGCCATAGAGATCACGACCAACCACGGAGAGACCAGCGACAGCGAGTGTCTTAGCTGAATCACCCTCTGTGACAATAAGGGTGCACTTTTTGGATTGCGCTGTTCCAGCTTTGTTTGCATCATCCAATTTAGGGATGCCAGTAATCTTAGACTTTCGTGCTCCACCATCAGTCTTGGCAAGCTCCTTCATCTCTTTGAACTTTGAGAGAGCTGTAAGCTCATCGGAAATACCCGTTTTTAGGACGTTTTTAACAAAGTTTTTGGGTGGATCGAACTTACTTCCAAAGTCTTGGACCTTTGAGGTACATTCAGATTTGACCTGACTGGAGAAAGTTGGATTTTCGAGAGTTGCCCTCACGAAGATTTTGAATGTATTTTTGACTTGTTGAGGCTTCAATTTAATCTTCTTTGCCATCTCATCAATAATACCCGATCCAACTAGGGATGCCACGTGATCTACATGGGTACCACCTTTATTAGTGCAGATACCATTCACAAAGGATACCTGCTCAAGCCCATTTTCAGATGGACCAATACAGACAGACCAGCGATCATTAGTAACTGAGCATATATCTGTGACACCTTCATGCATCTTGGCATAGGCTTCAAAGCTTTGTTTAGGTAGGGCTTCACTTTGGAACTTGACTTTACAGCTGGGAGTTGTGCAAATGTTTGCATCCCAAATACGCTTCTCGAATATTTTGTAAATATCAATGTCCATACTCTTCATCCCAAAACGTTTCCAATCTGGGGTGAATGTAATAGATACCGAAGATGTTGTTGCACTATATTTCGTCAGTTTAGGTGGATGACAAATCGTCATGTTATCGGACCATTTTTGAGTATAGGTTTTCTTCTCTTCACCATCTTTGATGATAATAGAGAATTGAGAACTGTATATATTCGTAAGCTTGGCTCCGTAACCGTTTTTACCTCCAACGATCCTCTTTTGGTTATCATCATAGTTTGTACTCGTGAGAAGATGACCAAATGTGAGTTCGGGATTCCAAACTCCTTCCTTTTCGTTCATCCGAACGCTGATGCCTCCGAGAGGTCCATTATTCTCTATCGTTATCGCACCAGTTTCTTTGTCCACAGAGACTGCAATTTGGGTAACGTTTTTGGGATGCATAGAATTACGATCGATAGCATTGACGAGAATTTCATCAAAGATCTTGAGTAAGGCTGGTGAATAAGAGATGTTTTTCTTCTGAAAGTTCTTGTTCGTGTTATTCAACAGCCAATAGGATTCATTCGTTTTGTCCACTGAACCGATATATGAATCAGGTCTCTTTAGGACATGTTCAACATGGGTCAGTTTCTCAACTTTCTCCATGTTTTCTTGATATTATTACAATTCTAACTTTTAACTTAGGTTTCACAAGAACTATCGTAATCTTCGATGAGTTCCTTAACAAGAAATTCAAAGAGAGTATCATATAGATCTTCTGGAAAGTCTCCTTCCAGTTCCGCGTCACCATCAATCATGTAATGATGAACAAACCTGAAAGATGCAACTTTGTTTTCTCTCGAAATTTTACCTTCCCACTCTCTATATTGATTATATGGATCATCCTCGTCTTTTTCTATACTATAAACTCCGTGGCGCACATCATCCAATTCAACGTCCCACCAATAATCGGGGTTTTCTTCTTCATCGGGATAAAACTGCATTTTACTAATGAGCAAGTTTAAACTCTAACTTGGGTACTGAATTTCTTTTTAACAGATTCAAGAAGTTTCAAAACAGATAATATAAGTAGTATCTTCTTGGTTATTGGTATTCGTATTTCAGTTGGATGTGGTATAGAAGGTCTTCGTAATTTTTTATGTATTCGTCGTAAAGCATCACATGTCTCGAGATATTTACCCTCTGGCATATGTTCTCTCGTGTCATCAACTGTCGACATTACTATAGATAGATCTTTGTCTACTGTCATAACTTATTGTAATAATTTTTCTTTAGATACCTTAAGAGATGTATCTATATCTCATAGCCGCAATTTTTGTGTTATTCTTGATGATGCAGAATAAAACACGTGGTATGAACAAAGCTGTAGAAAAATTGGTTAGGCAGTCAGCTCGGTATGCAACTGCTGCACAACAGGACAAATCACCTGTCATTGCAATTCTTCACGCCAACTATGCAGCAGCTTATTTGTACGCACTCAATGATATAGCCACAGATTCACAAATTCACAACGCGACTGGTATAGATCTGAAGAAGTTCAAAGAGCACGTTACAAATGTCCAAGACATGATTACAAAAAAGACGATCGAAAAGTTCCCAGATTTTGCCGGTGAAGTTGATATATATTTGGCTGAAATAGGAGGAGAAGCCTAAGTAACTTGGTGATCTTAAAATTTCAAGATCAAAAATGGAAGTTGTCCGTGACGAACTTTGGAAGCGTTGCCTCGCGGATGCGGTCAAAATGTACCGTATCAGCGAGCCAAATGATAAATGTTTTCAGTTGGCAGATGCCACATGGAAGTGTAAAATGTCTTACAAAAGACACGCGGAGAAGAAGGAAGAGCGGAAAATCATTGTCCTCGACAAGACACCGGAAGTTGTGGTGGAGATTCGGAATGCCAAAAAAACGTGTTGTGCAACAACGATGTCTGGAAAGCCATGCTCTTTCAAGGCGGTGATTGGTAGCTACTGTAAAAAGCACAGTGTGAAGAACGGTGAAATTGGTGTGAAAATTAAAATCCCCAATTAATAGAAAGATAATGTTAGATCAAGAATCTCTCAGGCCTGTAATAATAGCGATGTCTATTTATTTAACAATTTGTGTCCTCATCCCTCGTATCATAACTAAGCCTACCGGTATTCAAATCATTGATGATCTCGTTATGACCATGATTGCTCAAAGGGATTCACTCATGAGTGGTACTCTTCTGACCGGAATTGTCGTCCTCGCGTCCAACTACATTCAAGATGAATTCTTCTAAAACGTTCTCTCGACCTACAAGTTGTTTAGTGTGACTATGCTCCATGTACCGAACTCTGTTATCGTATGCATGTCTCATGAACTCCAGGAGTTGATTAAAATTAGGGTTTCCCCACATCATACCCTTCTTAAACAAAAAATCATCCTTCTCCAATTCCTGAAGTTCACAGTCAATAGTATAAGGCGTTTTTACGTACTCTGGTGCTCCACCATAATTCGTTATAATGACGGGTTTGCTTCTCAAGGCTGCCTCTACAGCTCCCATGCCTATACCCTCAGAATGTGAAAAATTGACATAGCAATCACAACGATTATGTAAATCATCCATCGCATCATCATCAAGAAGATCATTTATAACTTCAACCCTCGGAAATTGAATTTGTATAGGTTGCTTACCTGTTGCCTTTACAATAAGCCTTGTATTAGGTTCATTAAGACGAACAAACGCCTGTAAAATGTCTTTAAAACGTTTCCTTGGATCAGCTATATTGCCAATGTGATAAAATGTGTAAGGTTTTTCCCTTGGTACGGGGACATGAGCATGTATTACATAAAATTCATTATTTGGGAACTGCTTTGAAAATACTCTCTTACAAAACTCACTCGGTACTGCTACCCTTTTAAACTCGTTCATGATCAACCCATAATCTTCATGGACTGTCTCAGTCTCACATATGGTCATACATGCTAAATTTTTAACACGAGTTCTCGCATACTTAAGATATTCCATATGATCTTTTACGGGTAACATGTAAATCATTCCGTGTTCAGACTCAGGAAGAGTATTTCCAAAAACATAATAATAACTGTTTGGAAGAAATAATTTCATATATTTCCGTGCTTGCTGCCCAATACCACTTATTAGACTTGGACCTATGATGATCATTTAACATAAAGATATTCTCTCTTTTATATATATAGTAACATGGACTCTTTACGAACTGAAATCGAAAGCGAACTTAAGCGTTCCCGTCTTGATAAGACTCGTTTATATTCTATACTTCTCAAGCTGATCGACAACTGTGGTGGTACCGGTGGTGGCGGTGGTGTAGGACCCCAGGGCCCCCCGGGTCCTCCAGGACCTCGGGGTCCCCAGGGTCCCCAGGGTCCCCAGGGTGAATCTGAAGGTGTTGCCAAGCCTGCTGCCAAACCTGTCGCCAAACCTGCCACCAAACCTGCCGCCAAGCCCACCACCAAAAAGGTTGTTGTTAAGAAAACCGCATCCACGTAAATATATATAAAGTTCTAAAACCCATTATAAATACATGTTGGTTTCCCCATTGCGTATCTATAACACTATCGACAAAGATCCTATGAAGAAGCGCGTAAACCCTAGGAAACATAGGTACGTAATTAATAAACCTGACAGTGAAATTGACCAGGTTGAACTTCACCATCTTCGAGAACAAGTTGCCAAGTACAGACGAGGTCATGCTAAGCTTAAGCGCCTTGCGAGATGGAACCTGCGTTCTACTAAATCATCACTCAGAGATGTACAAGAGACCCTCGAAACATTGGAAGATTTGTATGGTGTTTTGGACTATGATGAATAAAGTCAGAGTCTAGTAGTCGTTTTTTACGCAGAAGTTTTATTGACCCACCATATAAATCCACCTACTAATGAGACCAAAATGACCATCAAAAATCCAAATGAGAATTTTTTAGGGTTTTCCTCTGGAGGTTTATCGGGTAACTTTTGAACATTGTGATTGAGAGTGTCAATTTTTTTAAGAAGTTTCTCAAGTGCCATCAGTATCTGCAATTCTCTATCTTTTGGTTTTTCTTTTACATTTTGTGTAGTGACTTCTAGAACCATATACCATTTAGCATCTGGTTGAAGTGGGACATAGTCACCATCATCTTGTTGTTCACGTATCTCAAAATTTAATTTTTTTATTGATATTGGATTGAAATAGTTTTGCTTTCTTTGAAATAATCGAGCCTGTTTATCTCGGAGTACGGTAGAAGATGAATGTGAATAATGACGCTCAAGGGCTACTCTGGCCAGTATTTGACCGTTTCTTTCATCGAGAATCTGAGCTACTTTTGGTACATCTGGACATATGATATCTACAAACTTTGCAATATTACTCGGATGAGAATCGGAATTTGGATTGGTTTCACCAACCTGTGTAATGTAGAAATCTACAACTTTTATACCCAAAACACGACTCATATCTTCCACATGTGTATTTGACTCTAATGTTAAGTCCAGGGAAAATAGGTTGTTTGTTCCATTGACAAAATTAGAATCTATAAGAACATACTGAACCTTTTTAGGTAAGTCTTCCGGAGACATTTCTAATATCACTAAATATTATATTATGATACCCACAATCGCAAAATTCACGATTGGTATGAATACTGTATTGACTCTCATAGTTGCGGTTGATGTATATAAAGGTCATAAGCAATATAAAAAAAAACGGAGTATTAAATAATATGTATCCTCAAGCAATTTATCAGACGATGACTACTATGGGTCCAGCGTACATCGTTAACATTTATAAGTGGTTTAAAATGGCTCTTTGGGATGCTCCCTATCGTATCTGGCTCGACGTTGAATTAGAAAAACTTTCGATAGAAAGGCACCTAAGTGTAGATGACTTAGATGAAAACTAAACATGACTACTCACGTGATACCATTTGGTAGCTCCTTTTTACATTCCGAAGTTCCACTTGGTATTCCAGGATTGGCAACCGACGAACTAAGAATTACTTTTTTACAAGCGACGGATTCTCTCTGTCCAGACATACAACGTAAGATTTGGAAAGAAGTGTTGCATTGTACAGCACCTACAAGTCCTCCCCCAGCTCCAAAGAAAGCATGTCCGGTTATTTACGAACGATCTTCAGTTTCTTTACCCCGAAATTTGTTTCAGCCGATAGTGAAAGTCTGGCCGAACGAATTTTGAATAAGGAGGTCATTAAGACAATAAATGAATGTGGTGAGCTAAGATATATCGAAGTTATCAAACAAGTTGAACAGTCCAAAGAACGTCTCGAGATTCTCGAAGCTAAGTGTCAAAGATTACACTCCTTCGCTACGAGAATAAACCCACGTAGAAAATTAAAGTTGAAGGTGTTGAGAGATCTGTTACAGAGAGTTAAAAATGGACAGAAATATGGAGCATCTACAATAATTGTCGATGAATTGTATCAAGAGTACGAGGAACTTGATAGAATTATGAGAGGTAGTGCATCAAAGTCTTTTACAAATCTGAGCAGTGCTTTGTACATGAGTTAATCACCCAATAGATCAAGCTCTTTTTCGTAGGTGTGTGAGAGTAGAATAGACTTCAAATCTCGTGTAAATGTAATGTATTTTTTTGGTACGTCCCCCCAAAGTCTCTCGTTGGAAACAAATTGATCTATAGCACCATCTTTCAATAATGGCTCTAGAAGAACCCAATTTGGTTCGTTATATCTAATTCTCTTACACCCCCTCGCAAATTTCTTGGAGTATATATACCATGCTGCTATACTCTTATAAATTTGAATGGGTCTTTTTCCTTGTTCTAGACATTTACGGAGAGATGGAACTACGAAAGTGTGAAACTTTGTAAATCCATCCATACAGATGCGATCAAGTTCATCGACGTTGGTGGCACTCGAAAATCGTTTTTCAACCGTATCTACGTATTCGTTAATATCGAATGGTAGATCTATATCAAGTGAAGGTATAATTTCTTCTTTTTGAAGTTTTCTAAAGTGATTTTTATGACCTTCATCATTCATGACTTGATCAAAAGTTGTATATCCGGAAAGTGCTCCAATGTATGCGAGAGATGTGTGACCACCGTTTAACACCCTGATCTTCGTTTCATCGTAGGGTTCTAGATCTTTTGTGATGATAACACCAACTTCTGTCAAGTCTGGAAAATCTGCTGCAAATTTATCTTCAATAACCCATTGTCTATATTCTTCTGTTTGTACAGCTGTATAACCATAACCCGGATATAGATATTCCACATCTTCTCGTAATGTATCTGTTGTTCGAGGTGTAATTCTATCTACCATGGTTGATGGGAACGTAACATTTTCTCTGACCCAATCTGCTAATTCATGTTGATTCGTTTGATACAAATAAGCTAAAAATTGTGATTCAAGTACAACGCCATTTTGTCGAATATTATCACAGCTTATTATTGTTATGGGGGTTTTTCTATTACGAAGGCCACACGCTAAATATTCAAATAAAGGTGATCCGGGTGCATACCCACTTTCAGTTACCGTTATTGTAATAACATGAACACTGGGTAATGCGAGTAAGTTTTTTGCAATAGTTCTATTTTTTGTCCAATCTATATAGTCGAGATGACTACGAACAAATGTGTAGGTAGAGGGTGTTTTAACAATATAATCATCTATTTCCCTAAATCCCTCATTTCTTAAGTTAACAGCTACTATACCCCATCGAAGGTCTCTAGTTTTATTCATATACTCATCTATGTACATCGCCTGATGCGCTCGATGAAATGCACCATATCCTATATGAACAATTCCAGTCTGACAGTCGGACTTGTTATACATAATTAAACGAAAGACATAAATCCATCGACAAATCGCATGGTCTGGTATCCTGTATAATACATGTGCATTGAATACACATTCCCTGTATCTGCGAGTTCATTTTCTATACTTGTTTTATTAGACTGGAGATTATCGAAATTAAGTATTCCCGATGGATTTACATTCATTGGTCGCATAGCAAATGTGTATGTATAAATGTTCCTGAGTGGTCGGGTGTATCTAGCATCTAACGGTACCTTGTATTTATAGTAATTATAGTTAGCGTCTGTTATATTCGGAAGTTTATTCCCTAACAAATAAAAATAAGCCTTCTTCATTGCGTGATTAAAAAATGACTGACCAATATCGAAAAATGGAGATGTTGAGAAGTTGAATCGATTTTGAAAGTATGCTTGTTCTTGTTGAATATCTATAGTTTGGCGACTTTGTTTTTCATTTTCAAACTCTTCTCTCCTAAAAAACCAGTGGAAGGTTTTTACAGGTATAATCGGTGTTAAATTATTCCTTATAAAATTTTTACCCAAATCTGTTGTAATAGTTGGATGTTTTTTTATAAAATCAGTTACAATCTCCAAGGGTTTTGATCTCATGTAAAGTCTTTCTGCATCGGAAACTGTGATTTCCTCTGTAATTATATCAAACTCACTTAAACTTATGGACCGATATGAATCAGTAAAAAATGCTTGATCATGAAACTCTATTTCAAATTCTATCTTTTGTTTGTGAATTGAAGATAATGGAAAGTATGGTCGATTTGGTTCATTGATTTTATATTCATCGTTTGTAAATTTTCTAGAAAAAAAGAATGGTATAGGTATCATTAATTCCGATTCATATCTACTTAGTTCTGAAAACTCGGGATATGGTGATTGATCATATCTTAAATTTCTATTTAATAAATAAGCATTTGTAACTTTTTCAGACATTTCTATGTATAGCTCATCATTAATAATACACCAATCATCGAATATCTTTTCAACCTCAATTTCATCGACGTACATTGTTATATTTTTAAATATATGTCTCCCAACTTGATCGGCATAATTTGTAAGTAAAGCTACATCATTTACTGTATATGTTTTATTGGTGACACTTTCATATCTTTCAGTTGCAGTTGTATTTATTGTACTTACTACATCATCCACGTCTTTTAATGCATCGAAGTTTGCATTTACAGCACCAAAATCAGGATCATTATTTGGATCAATTGTAAAAGATGTAAAATTACCAAGCAAGAATTTTGATATATATATGACTCCGTCAGAACCAACATTAACATTGGTTCCTGCACTCTGATCTTTGACCGAATAAACAGATGTTGCGGTCCCCGATGCCCCACTGAAGGGTGCGGGGGGGTTGTCAAGGATCCACGCATAATACATGGGTGAGGGGGTGTTGGTTAGAGCTCCACTAGACACCAACCCGGCTGGATATTTAGAATCAAACGCAGACAAAGCGAAAAATCCTCGACCACATACAGTTATATTTGTCCCTAAATGTTGAGAACTAATGTATTTCACAAGGGTGGGGCGATTATACAAGTTCTCCCACGGGTTGCTGCCATAATATGACGGCGGAGATGCGAAGAGTCGAATAGGCTCATACCTCCAAGGATCCATTGTATTCAGTACAAGCGGATCGTAATCACCCTGTCTAAAGAAATGTATATTTCCAAATTTATTATAAGTAAGTACACCAGTAGTAAATGTGTGGTAAGGTGCTCCCACTGCTACTGTTTTTCCAGTTGAGTCCATTGAAATGAACATACCGAACATGTCTTCATCACTTCTTGATGAAGGTATTACCTGTGGAACTGAGCTTGACCCTGGACCTGTGGTTGTAGGTAATATACTAGTTATAGATGTATCTTCATTCCATGATTGTGTTGTACTGTCATAGTCATACACCTTTAGTCCGGGTAATTGCCTCAGAGCTGAACCCTGGTTATATTCGACACTCGTGGGCCCTGGGAACGATGAACCTGGAGGAGGTGGTACTGTTTGCGTCGGAGTAATTACCGAATGATAGCTATACGGATCAACTACCATCGAATAATATGATACAGCTAATCTTGTTCCGTCCTTATTTAATGCGGGTTTAAAAAAAGTTATATCTCTTCTAGTTGATTGTAGTGACTGTATAATAGAAATAACCGAATCTTGTAGCCATTCACCATTTATGTATTTGAAAATTACAATATTATTATTATTTGGTTGTGGTTGTAGAGACTCATGACTAAGTTGGAATGACGACCGATACCCAAAATGTTCATAAGTACTTCCAGTATTAAAACACCCCGGAAATACTGTTCCACATGCTATGGTTAATCCATCACTACTAATAGCGATATCATGACCAAAATCATAGTATGGTCTTAGTACTGATGATGGTGATAATACTGTAGGTTCAGATGACCATTGTGATGTTTTATGATTATAACTATTCACTAATATTTCGTTATTTTTAGAAGGTTTCTTATATACTGGGAACCAACTGAACTCATGCCTATATCCCGTTACTCCCAAAATCGGGTCTAATAGACCTAGAATTTGTTCATAGTTCTTTTGAATATAATGAACTATGTGTTTATATCTTCTAGCTGCAACTATAACGTCACCAAATCCATTACTTTTTAACCTATATTTTTCTCCATTACTTAAACCGTTTTCACTATATATTTTTAAAATTGCTTCCTTTGCTACATCAGTATAATCAGAGTTCAAACCATAGACTGTACATGTTCGTTCGGTTATATTTGGTACAAAATATTTATATCCCGTTGGTGATACTACCATATTAAAACCAAAAAGTGATTCACTGGATTTATATGGTTCTATATCCACACCGTCTGGAATATAAATATTATATTGATCGTTAGTTGGTGTGTTAAATGTATCTATAGTAACCGTACTAGGTATAGTTGTATTTGGTTGATACAATATACTACTGGATAATGTAGTACTTGTAACGAAAGGATTAACTGTTACATTTACAGTCGAATTTGAATTTGTCGTTTCTTGGAATGATTCCTGTGAATAGCTTTGATTGACCGACGTAAATGTAGAAGTTGTAGGCCCTGTCGTTTCTAATCTCAGAAACTGACTCGTTGTTGTAGGTTCTAATGTTTCTGTAAATTGACCGATTGTATCTATTTTTTTAGAATATGTTATGAGGCCGGGTTCCTCAGGTACAATCTCACTCTCGAGTATCCGATCTCTGGATATAACATTAATAGTTGAAGTGATGGTATCTAAAAATACACTCGATTGTGTTGAAGTTGTAACTTCAACTTCATTTTTGTAATCTATCTCCAGTTTTGGTAATTTTACACTTAACCACATATTACTTAGTAAATCTCCCATATTTTGGGGTTTAAATTCTACTTTGATTTTACTACCAAAAGGCCACCCAGTAGTTTTATTAGGATTTGTAACATTACGAATTCTGTGATATTTTATAAATTCCGAATGCATTTTATCCTTGGGTAGAAATGGCAACTCTTCATCTTTATCAGAAAGTAAGTATGTATCTTGCTTTCCGATAGCTTGTAGTGAAATATTAGATGCCTCACCCATACTTGTATATTAGTACATTTTTTTAATACATCAAATGTGCGAACCCGTCTTTTACATCTAGTATATTATAACTCAATGCATACACTTTCAATTTTCTGGGTACAGATGGGACACCTCTGTGTAATTTCACTTTGATTATTTGATTTTTTATATTACTAAAGTTAATCTGTCCATTTGGATACCATTCTTCAGGTTTTAATCCAAAGCTATAGGAATAGAAACGTCTAATAATTTGACATCTCGTGTGATGAATACGTGATTGTACAGCTTTTAAAAATTGGACACTACCTAATTTTCCTGTTAGTATTACTTGATCATCCAATATTAGTTCTAAACTTTTTAGATTTTCATACAGTATATATGTATCATCAACAAAATTTAAAGAATTATCATAATCGTACGGTGAAACATTATCACGTTGTATCACAAAACAGAGTTCTTTAACTGGATGTGAAAATGTCATCATAAAATTACCTTCATTTTCATCTATTTTGAAAATATTTTGTTGTATCTGTGTAATTATATATTTTTTATTTAAACACTGTGACATATTAGTTAATACCAACTCTGTTACCATACTCATCTCCAAATCTCCTGTATGTGATGTATCTGTAAGCGGATATTGGGCATTAATATCTGTTACGAGTTTGTCGAAGTTACTCAACTTGAATTCCACTTCAATTAATTGTTTATTTATAGATGATATAGGTAAAGCGAGTTCGGGGTGATTATAAAAATAAAATGGAACATCTACGATAAATTCTTCATTTTTTCCATCTTTCCCTAAATTGTTATGTGAAAGAATTACAGGATCGGATACCTGCTTCGTATTTAACCTGAAAGGGTATTTACCTATCTTTTCTTCGAGACTATGTTGATGTGTTAATGAAATGTTGTGCTCTGAATATATTTGTAAATAATCACTTGGAACTTCTTGTATAAGTTGATCACCTATAAAAATTCTAGCGTGTTCAATAATCGCATGCGCGACGGATTCTATGTAACATCTATTTCCTGTAGATATTCCAGGTAAAACCATTTTAAGTGATATTTTAGTTAGAAAATGACCACAGTTTTGTGGGATTGTAAATTTAATCGTTTCACCAAAATCTGGTTCGTTCAAAAGTTTTACTTCTCTCGAAAATATAGAAAAATTAGTATGTTTTTTGTATATTTCGTGAAAGTATGAATACTCCGGGTTTACATCACGTATTTCACCACCTAATTCAAGTTGAACAGTTCCGGCCATTACTATTATATACAATTAAAATCTTAAACCTGATAATCCATCTTTAAACGACAATACATTATAGTTTATTGCATACACTCTATTTTTATGTTTCTGTGAAAAATGTTGATTTGATTGTGTCTCTGTTTGTGTAGTAGTTATTTCGTTTTGGTTTCTAGTTCCCACTTCGGTCACTGTAGTCCCCGAAATACCATGTGTTACTAACGTTTGTAGTGAAACGATCTCCTCTACTCGATCTACTGTTTCTGTAAGAACTTCAGTAAATGTATTTGAAGTTATTGTATCTACTACATTTGTTTCAATGATTGTAGATTCGTCAATTGGAACTGTGAATGTAGGAAATTTGAATGCTGTACCTCTACCATAATTCGGGTTGATTATTGAAAAACCCGAATCTCCAACAAAAATAGATTCTGGGACCTCATCTCCAACAAAATTAGTATTGGGATCGAATTCAGTGTCAGTAACTCTATCATCTTTTACATACATTTTTCCACCAGTTGTACCATATACATATTTAGAACCATTGTCATTTATTGATACACTTGTCACTAAGTGTGTTGAACTGCCATTTATTTCGTGGTACCATATGTCACTTGAATCTATTTGACTCCATATCTCAATACCATTAGTTGCCCCGGATCCTGCTACTATTATTTTTTCTCCATTACCGGACATATCTACAAGTTCTCCGAAATTTGGTACACCGTTAGCACTAGTAATTTCATGAATAGTTTCCCACGATTCATTTATTTTTTGATACACAAAAACTGTACCTTGATTATAATTAGCAGCTCCTACTACAATTTTATCAAAATCTGAATCTGTAGATATATTTCTTCCAAAAGCACTATCAATATCAAGTGTTACATTGGGTGGTAAGGGTAATTCTTCTATCATAGACCAGGTCGAATCTTTATATTCATATAAATATAGTTTTCCTATAAAATTAAAAACACCGGATTTCATAGAACCATGCATGCTTACACATAATTTATTTCCATCATCACTTAGTTTAACTTGTATTCCATATTCATCATTCACACCTTGATCTGGTAAGTTTATAATTGTCGGTGAGTAGGTGTTACCCTGAATGTCGTATATTACAACTTTATTTTTACTATTTGACGGTAAATATGGATGTGAGATTCCAGACGTAGCAAATCTCAATCCAGATTTATTCATAGAGAGGCTAAAACCCAAATGACACACTACCGTCATAGAAGTTGGTTGATTAACACGTATAGGCACTTGCATATTGTTTTCATCACCCCATACACCCATACCAATTCTATCATCATCCCAATTTTCATAATAACGGTGTATATAGAATCTCGATCTGCCGTCCAAACTATCGGGTTGTATGACATTCGGAGACCATACCATACTTGGAACATATTGAGACATAACTATGATAGAACCATCAAAATTTGTATCAATTTCAATTCTTTCCTCACCCGTTTCACCACCACCCCTAGCATTAACGAGTTGGGAAAAATCCATCTCTCTCACGTATCTATACATTTCTTGTATATAGGTTGGAGACGCCGAAGAACCCGATGAGGGGTAATTGTAGGGACCTGTACTTGTTACATATCTCCACGAGTTTATCATTTGTCCTTCATCTCGACCGTTACTAATTCCACGAGGAGACATTATTCTGGAACTATTTCTGGAAATTTTACCTATTTGACCAAATGAACTTCCAAACCCTAATGAACGTGATGTAATATCAAACCCATTTGCAATCCCTGTCGCGTATTTTCTTAAAAGACTGTTTGCTCCGATGACGGTCCTTGGAGACGAAAAAATTATGGTACTACCATTATCACCAGTAACAATTCTAACTAAATCATCGAGAGATGTATCTTGGTTCGCATTATTGGTGTTTGTACTAGATGATGGATGATTACCCGTACTAACTCCTCCGTAATTATTATTATTTGTACTGCTAGATCCAGTTATAGTATCACTCAATTGATCACTCGTCTGTAATGGAGCACCACCAGGTATTCCTAATGTAATAGTGGGTTGTGTTTCCGTTCTTGTTGTGATTGTATCTTCAAATGTAGTTACTTGTTTATTTACTAATAATGGTGATGATGTATTTGTAAATGTTTGAATACTTGTATCAGTATTTGTTATTATATTTGTTTTGGCTTCAAATACATAATTATTAGATATAACAGGATCACTAAATACACGGACATTGCTGACTTTACTGACTTGACCTTGAACTACACTATTTGTACCTAAGGTACTGGATATTAATTGTGAAGTTACAGGTTCATTTGTTGATCTTGTAGTCAATGGTGATTGAGAGTTTGTGACTGTTACTTTTATATTTGATTCTAATCCAATCGTTCTTTTAGTTGTAGTTGTAACTGTAGTAGTGGTAAATACATCTTCTTGTGGAGTAGAAACGGATCTTATATTTGTCACTGGAGTTGTTATAGTTGATACCTGTCTGTTTATCACCGTGTCTTTGAATGGCGTTTCTTGTAGCGATGTTAATGTATAGGGTATTTCAGATGTTTCATTTTCAACCACTGTTTGAACTGTAGTTGTTGTCACATTTTCTAACGGTTTTATCTCTAAACTTAACATTTTATGTGAAATTCTGGACATATTTAACTGACCCGTTGGATACCGTGACATGGGATTTAAGCTAAATGAATGAATCCCAAAAATATTTGGACCAAAACGTCGGTCGTTAGTTTCGATTAGACCACCAAACTCACTGGATATTGGGGAATTTATATACTTCTCCAATACTTGATCATAACTGACTTCCTTACCACTTTTTTTGAACAGTGTTTCATTGTTTATTTTGAACTCTATACTTTTTATTGTGTTATATTGATTTGGGTAATTACTTTCTACAGAAACATTCGATTGTGAAACAAAGTACATTTCCTTAACGGGATGTGAAAATTTAAGCAACACATCCTTTTTCAGTGTAGTATTATCCATTTCAAATGTGGAAAGTTGCACTTGTGTAATTATTTGATTTATCTCATTGGACATAAAGTAAGCTCTTTCTTCGGGTGAAACATACACGTATTCAGTATCCAACGAAATTCCCGATATTTTTCCACCATACGATGTATTATCGAGTATTAGTTCATTAAAATTTCTCAATTTTACCCTAACTTCAACTGAATGTTTTGTCAATGCACAGATGGGAATCGATAAAGATGGATTTCTGTAGAAATAGAATGGTAAATCTAAGAAATATACATAATTAAACCCCAAAGTCAACAAGTCGCCATGCCCATTTAAAAAGTATAACCCTTGTCGTGTATCATCTTCTGTATTTCTGAGTTGTTGATACAAATAAATATATTCACCTGTTATCTTTTCCACGATAGTACCTCCTATGATCAATTCTGCATACTCTATAAGATGATACATGGATGAAGGTGACCACGACGATCCTTGAGGTAACAAAGGTTCTCGGGATAGTTTGATGGTGAAATTTTTGATGAAGTCACCTCTTTCCGTGGGAACTTTACATGTCAAAATCTCCCCATAATCTATTTTGCCGGTAAATTGATTTTCTTTATTTTCAAATGCAAACCGAGTTGGAATTTTAAACCGTGACAAAAAATACGACATACTCGGATTCCCGGTGAGTAATGTATCCTGAACACCGGTGATGGCTAAATTTAGACGACCTGCCATCCTTATAAAGAACACAGGTTAATTTTTTAACATAATTAAACACTTACCACTTTAAAGTAGCAAGATGGATGACCTTTTATCTGCTATGCAAATCATAGACCGTAATTCAGACAAGTTGAAAGAGGGAGACTATTTACAGCTTTGTAATATTTTGAAGAAAGCGTACAATCAAAGATCAGATCCAGTATATTTTTTCGATTATGAAAACTTTACTACACATCCTATAGGCACGTCCGAATATGAACTTCGGTATTTTTATGACTACTATTTCGATAGAGCTCTCAGTTTTGATAGTGACTACCTTCGGGGACAAATTCAGTATTTAAGGAGAGAACTATCTATGAACCAACCTATTCACAGAATTTCCAAAAATATACGTGAAACGGTTTCTAAACATTATGCTTTACTGTACGACGTTAGTTTGGAAGATATAGAGTTGGATGGAAGAAAGAAAGAAATACAATCTCTATGCAAATCATACATTCAAATTGAAAATGACTTTAGGCGGAGGTATTGTATAGCCATTGAAAAAAAACTTGATTCTCTTGAACACGCCGATGAACATCTCGATGAAGTATAAATTAAAACCTAAGTTGGTTTATAGTTTTTATATTTTCCATAAAAAAATGGAGAATCTTCAAAATCTTATGCGATCTCTCGATGACATTTCCAAAATGATCCCGGAAGGCACCTATTTGGAAATGTGTGACAACTTGAAAGAAATTCACCAAAATTTACCACAACACGAAGACCCTCCTGTTACGGATAATCGTCGCCCTTTACCAATCAATGTCCCATTCCAAGTGGTTCAACCTGGTATGGCTGTTCATTTAATTGCTAATATCAGTGACAGCGAGGATGAGGACAATACATTTTTCAGACCAGAATGGTATGATGAATGGGTGCAAAATGAGGAAATTCTTCAAAGACTGGATACTGATTATAACATCGCTAAGAAAAGTTTGAGAAAACTGAAGTACATTGGTAATATTACGAAGAAGGTAAGGGAAGATGCTATCCGAGATTACTGTGATGGTGATATAGAGTGTGTTGGTGGGGGGGATTGGACATTTGATAATCTTAATCGTGCTACAACATGGAGTAGCGACGAAGAAGAAAAGGAGTGCACCAGTAAGGCATACGAACGCACACTTTACCAGAATTATAAAACGAGATTCAATCGTGGTTGTGAGAGATTACGTACAGACGCGTACGATCTGAAAAGGCATCTGGAGATTGAGATTTCTGATGTGAGAGATCGCCAAAACTATCTCAGAGTTCATTACAATTTGTAATAAACACCTAAGTGATGTAGCTTTAGATTGATAATAAGATGGATCTTTTTCATAAAATAATGGAGCTTGTTGACAAGAACTCGGATAAGATCCCTGAGGGGGACTATCTGGAGTTGTGTGACACTATACACGAACTGCGACGACAAGTAAAACCACCTTCATTTCTTCTTGACCAAAACCAACCACTCATGTATGCACCGATGACTGATGGCCAACCACCAGAATGGATTGAGGATTCATTACCATCCGATCATGATACGGCTGTCCAACGAGCACGGGAACAACTTCATCAACGATGGAGAGAACTTGATGAAGAGGTTATGTATCCCGGATTGAACCAGTTTCTGCAAGAATTGCACGAGGAATGGTCAGTGACCGATAGTATCGAGCCGGTAGAGCCTGGTGCGTATTATCCCCCACCAAGACAGGGAATGCATCAACACGTGGAGGATGGTACCACAGTTGCTGAAGTTTCTATGATGGATATAGACTAACGACGAGGTCTCACACGTAAACTGTTCAGGTCTCTCCACGGAGTTGGTGGACGACGACGAAGGGGTTGTGGTGCCGAAGGATCAACTGTAGCTGTAGTTTCTGCCTGACCCATTAGGTCTTTTAATTTCAAGTGTAAATGTTTAAGTTCGTTTGATATCTCCACGTACGCCCATTCCGTTTTCGTGGGGAACATTTTATCATCATCCATGATCTCCATGATGTTTCTTAGATGTTCCATAAGTACCTAAGTGAAGCCTAGAATTTATATTTTTCAATAAAAAACATGGAAGACTTACGTAACCTCATGGCATGCATCGACGAAATCGCCAATCAGATCCCTGACGGGATGTATCTGAAGATGGCTGATCAAATGAAACGCGTTCATGACCACATGAACGGCAACAAGAGCATCCACGATGACACCTTCTACTACAGTGACGATGATTCTGTCCTTGAAAGTGATGATGACTCGGACAGTGACTTCGCCCCGAATCTCGATCGAACACGTCTCTCCGATATTGCACTTCTCAGAGACCAGCTTCTGGATCATGTGAAGAAGATGCACGAGGAGTACAAGGTTCTCATGAAGTGGGAAAAGGAAGCGAGGCGTACTTGGACCCCCATCAAGCGTATGACTGCGTTTCGAAAGAGCCAGGCTATCAAGCAATGGTGTGAAAAGAACACTCGTTGGGCTTCTGGTGGTGAGGCTGGGGAACTCGTTGGTCGACTATCCACCGCCGGTGCTGACGGGTGTGGAGCCTGGACCTGGGAAAATCTGATGGAAAACGGTCTTCGGACAATTGTGTTGGAAATTGGAACCGAGGAGGAGAAGGTCCCAGATTTCGTCTACTATGATGACCTTTCACTCAAAACAATCCAAAAGTTTCCCGCCTTTGAGAAGAAGATTCACGATGACTACAAGGAAGAATGCCAAAGGAAATGGTATGTCGCCCTCCAAAACGCTAAGTTAAAGGTGGTTGAGTCGAAGGCAAAGATGACCGGGTTGGAGATGTTTTGTGTGGATAGGGAGAGCGAGTTGAGGCTAGCTGATGCATGCGTCTATCACCGTGATTACTGGGAGTCCGCGACAAACGAGTTTTGGGTGGGTGAGAATGGACGAATGGTGGACAACGGGTTTGTGGCGCGGGTCGAACAGCGCCGTTAAATAAATTAGCCGTGTAATATAGTAATGAATCACCCCAGCGCAGTCGCATTGTCTGTCATTGTTGGTTCAGCATTCTATGTGTTGATGGAGAAATCTATTCCAAGAGAAGCAAATTGTAGTTATCTCGCGTCACCTGTGACAGATATTCTCGCATTTTTGTGGGGTTTTATTGTTATGTGGTACGGTGTATATGTATACGATAATCCTATACTTACCGGATTGGGTTCGACTGTCGTGGTGGAACATATATGGCAATTGAAACATAAAGGAATCAAGGGATTACGTCGCTTCTAAATAGAATTTAGCGCCTAAGTTTGTAAGAATATTTGTAAATTTCATGACTACTCAACAAGACATTTTACGCACGATGATGACACAGCTGGACGAGGCCTCGGACAAAATTCCCGAAGGCCTCTACCTCCAGTTCTGTGATCATCTCCAAAACCTTCACAATAAGACTGGATCATTTTCTCGTATCGGACGTGGTCGCCACCAAACACGCATGTACACCGTTGAGGAAGCTCCACAGATTCCCCCAAATGAACACGGATACGTGGATGTTCAAGATTACCAAGAAGCGATTGACCGAATGTATGGTATCCGTAACGGAGCCCACCGGCGATCTTCGGGTCCGCGTCGATGTGGTCGCTGCCGCCAGGTGGGTCACGATAGGCGTAGCTGTCTGCAAGTGGCCAGAGACTATGTTGAAGAAGCAAATCGCATACGCGCTTCAGAAAGTCCTGTGGAAGTGCTCGAGAGAGAACCTGTTATCCGTATCAACGACCGTGAGTGGAGGTCTCGTCCATTGAGAAACCCACCACGGTGTAGCATAGTGGTGGAGGTTGATCTACCAGGAGTCGATAACTTCAGGGAGCTTCAATGGTCTTACACGGCCCCTTTCCCGGGCGCTCGTGATGTGCTTCACATCCGGGTGCCGGGGAAGTACAAGGCGGACATTCGGCTGCCGGGTAGAAAAAACTACGGCTCGGAGGGGAGCTTCAGCTCACGGAGGCAGATGCTCACAGTCACCATACCAATGTTATAAGTGTTTAGAAAAATAGCCACGTAATATAGTAATGAATGTAATGCAAATCATAGACAGTACCCTGAGAACGTATACCTAGCCCTCTGCAACGAATTAAAGAAACTTTACTCTATCATCCCCGATATAATTAGACCAGCCCTCTCTAGAACAAATAGTGCCGCCAACGTACCCTCATCATCACCTGCGAATGGGTATTGGTTTC